CTTCTGCATATCTGAAATCAGCAGATGGGTTTGAAGATGTTGCAGCACCAACAATTGCTTCTGATCCCAGTAATAAATCAATAGATGTTGTATAATGCTGTGGTCTTAGTCTACCTTCAACAGCATCAATAGATGATTTGTATTGTCTATTAGTTACATCACCACTAGATACGGATTTAAAGTTGTCAACAAAGAAACCAGACTTGAATCTATCAAGATTAGTCTGAGGATCTTTAAGAGACATTGAACCTGTTTCTACTTCAAGTAGAGACAATGAAGTGTAATATTCAACGTTTTTTAATCTATTTTCAATCTGATTGATATCCTTCATTCGATATCTCTTATACTTGGCAAGAGTTAAACCTACTTCTCTAGTATCATAGACATACGGAGGAAGTTGGATAGTTGCAACTTCTAAAGCATTATCGATAGTGTTTGGAAGTTTTGGTAACTCAGATGGAACACCTTGAGATAAAGTAAAGATACCCTCTTTACTTAAGAATAACTTGTCAATTCTTCCAAGATAATATTCATATGATAAGTTGAAAGATTTATCTTTTGCGACAATATGAGATGAGGATGATGATCCAGGCACAAACTGTCTGGCACTAAACTCCCAAGGAGCTCTACCAGCAACTGATCCAACAACTCTTGGTCTTAAATCAATGATATCTGAACCATATCTTCCTCCGATAAAGGGTAGAGAATCGGAATATAAATCAGAATCATACGAGTTTACAGTTACAAAATCGCCTGGGTCTGAATCGTCAATAACATAATTGTTATAAACAATAGTTAATTTTCTAGTAGGAGCCTCAGAACCTTGTTTCCTTTCGATAGCTGAGAAATCAACATAGTCTAATCTCTGGCCAGGATCAAATGTAAAGTTATTTCTAATATCTCTGTCGCCAGGAATAAATGTCTGAACTATACCTTGAACATTTGTCTCTTCAAAAGTAACTTCTTCACCAACTTGGAAAGTATTTTCGTTTTGATAAACAAAATCAACTTCATTACTACCATTTGTAGAAACAAAAATAGCAGATGCACCAGAACTCTTACCAATTATAGCTTCTCCCTGTAATGCATTTAAGATGTTAGAGTTTAAATTAGTAAGTTGAAGAACTGGGAATTGTGGATCTGATGTTGTGGATGATTCCAATACAGCAAGAACATATGCAACATCACAAACTCCCAAAGATATTCTTCTATCTTGAACTCTATTACCATAGGTTGTGCTATATGTTAATCCATCGTTTAACTTCATTAATCCAGTGCCTGACTGGGTTTTATTTGATTGATTAACTGTATATGTTGTTGCTCTCTTAAATACCTTAGATTTTGGTTTTACATTTACTTTCTTCCAAGTTACTGTTAACACAGCGGCACCAGAAGCAGTGTCTAATCCAGATAAAGTGACTGTTCTACCACTGACTGTTAATTTTTGATTAGTAAGTGGTTCTACTACACCAGTAGATTTGAACGTCAAATTGTAGTCTTCTTCATCAAAAGGTTCTAAAGTTAAATCAGCATCAGTCTCTAATGTTCCGCTGAAAGCATTACTTGCCACAGTTACATTATATGATTTTTTGATGATTAGATCAGCGCCATTTGTATCTACACTTGCGACATTATTTTTTGTTAAATCACTGAATAAAAATGCCTTAGAGTTATTCTTAACTTCTAAAGTTACTTTAAATAAATCATTTACTGTTGTATCAGCAGATGGCAACTCACCAGAACACACATTAGTTACACTAGATATAGCTTCAAGAGATATACTTGTTGAAGTTTTAGCAGTAACACTATTGTAAGTTGGTACAGTATTGCCTGAAACACTGTATTGAATAATGTCACCAGTTTTAATTCCAATGTTAGCAAAGTTTGCACTTGGAGATGTAATTGTAGATGCACCACCAGACTTAGCACTTACTGTGAATTGTGTTGCAATAGGAGCAATCAAGTGACCAAGACTTAAGATAGGATCTGCACTAAACTTGTAATTTGTTGGATCATTTCCAACTAATTGTTTAACATCTTCCATTCCATAGTCTTCTACTTCCGTAATGCTTCTAGAAGCAGTAACACCGTTAATAAAAATTTCTTCTCCAACTTGGAATTGTCCGTTTACTTGATATAAAGTAATCTGACTAGAGTTGTTAGAAGACGTATATGCAAATCCCACAGCATTACTGTTTTGTCCCTCAATGTATGCTGGAAGAGGTACAGTGGTTGGTGTATTTAATTGTAGATATGTAAACGTTTGAACATCATACAGAGATGATTCAAAGACAGTAGAGGAATCAGCATAACCTACATTTTTCAATTTCAAGTCATAAACTCTAGCAACACCAACTTGGGTTCCATTACCTTCACCAACTGTAACAGTTCTTTTATTGAATAGGTTTACATGAGAATCTGTTCCAACACCAATTGGAGGTGAACCACTTACATGATTAAGTTCAACTTGTCTACCTACACTAAATGGTAAAGCCTCATTGACAATCTTTTGAGTGGTGCGAGGTTTAGGGACATCTACAGTTGTGGTATTAAGAGTTTCTATTTCATATCCTCTTACATATGCTTTTCCTGGCCCTATGGACAGACACATTAAGTCATCTGATGGAATATTTCCCTGTTGTGTTAATTGACTAGAATAGAATGCTCCGTCGTTTCCTATTCTATTGTTTAAACACTCTTTAGTTGATATTGGAAATGGATTGATATAGTAGTTTCCAGACTCATCAAATGTTCTTCTTGCTAACTCATCACGAATTAAATTCTCAGGATTAGTTCCAGACTTGACAAACTTTTGTAGAACACCATTTTCTACTCTCATCAACTCCACAAAATTTTCATCATTTAAGTCTGTAAGAGACTTTTTGATTAGACTTGTAGATAACTTAAATCTATCAGCACCAGGCGCTGCAAAGTTTGAGAATCCTCTTGCATTATCATATAGATCATTATCTATAGCAGAGGCAGTTACAAGTTCCTCAGTTATCAGTAATCCTATTCTATATGAAGGTGTGTTAGAATATTGATCTAGAATTACTGTTGAATCTGAAACGGTTACAAAAAATCCTCTAATGAAATATACACCAGATGCAATTTTTGCTGCAGCACCAGTTGCAGTTGCATTTGATATAAGTGTTGTTGCAAAACTAGCACCAGATCTGATACTAGAAAGAGAGTAGTTTAGATCTTCTTCTAAAAGTAAGTTCTCTCCATCTGCAAATGTTTTTCTTGAGAAATCAGTATCACTAGAACTTTGATATTTGATGTATAAAGTATATGCTCCTCTTGTTGATTCTCTATTTGTAATATATCCTTCTACCTTTGCAGTAACACCACTAGTTTCACCTTTAATTTTTTTGTTTTTTAGATTTTCTAAGTAAAGAGATACAGGAATACCTAAGTGACTGTCATCAATTTGAACACAAGTATACTCGTTATCATATGCAAGTTGGCCAGGAATAACGACAGAACCTTCTTTAAAAAAGTGCTTACCAAACTTTTCAACCTGATTCTGTAGAATAGATTGAAGTGTTGTAAGTTCTCTAGACTGTACAGGTAAGCCTGGTTTGAATAGTACCCTTTGGTAGTTTTTTAACTCATTAAAATCATCAAAGTATGGAGATGAATTTAAGTTGGTATTTTGTGGCATTTTTCTTTAAAACTCCAGCACTATTTTGATGTCTTCTTTCTGACTTGCAGAACGAGGAATTGCAGCTCTATTATCAATATAAATTATTTCACCTGACTTAGTATTAAATTCCGCTGATGATATACCAGCACTAAAACTCATACCAAGTTGATATACTTTATTATTTATTGAGGTACTGACACCGTTATACGCCGTGTCAATCTCTAATAAAGAACCAACCACTGATGTTCCACTAATTGTAAGTCCATATCCAGCATCGGGATTTGAAGTGAAAGGAATAATCTTGTATCCAGTTTCACTAGAAGCAAGACCCATTGGTTGATAATACTTCAACACTCCAGTAACTTTATCCCAAGATGCAACATATCCAATCGCAGTAGAACCAACACCAACTGTCTGTGTAATCTCAGAGTCAACAGCGTAGGTTGTTGCTGTTGTTATACCAGCAAGTTTAACTGCTTTTAGACCACTGACCATAGCGGTGTCTAGTAATTCTGTACTACTACCAAACACGGTGGGATTTTTTATTAATCCAACCCTAGCAAAATCATTACCTTCAATGATATCTGGGTTAGTCTCTAATGTTTCAAATCTAGAATATAGTAATGCTCTATAAGCACCTAACTCTCTATAAATGTCATATCCATGTCCGCCTTTTGGTGGTATAATTACACTGAACCCTGCATTGGAGGTTGTTCCGATTCCAGTATTGGTAAGGTTAGCAAGAACACCGCCAGACTCAGAGCCAGGAGCGCCTGGGAAGAACTGTATTGATCCGTGG